TATAAATCTACATCCTGTGTGCCACTAATATTACTGTCCCAAAACGCCTTGCTAAGTTGCTCTTCGAGGTAGTATGCTTCATCTTCTCTGGCATTTGCATCTGTAATTCCATCAACTGTCTGTCTAACGTGGGTAAATTCGTGTATCAAAGTTTTTACATATTCTTTTATGTCAAGTCCATTATGAACATGAATTAAAAATTCTCCGTCATTGTCCTGACAAAATCCCATCGCAAACTCTCCATCAAGGTCAACTTGATTGATCTCTATTTCTTTGTCCTTAATAACTGGAAATAGTTTTACTATCCAATCTACTAATGGAAATGTGACATCCTTATTCGGGTCAACTTTCCAATCCCCTGATGTGTATAAAGTCATTGATAGAATAAATTGTTGATTATTAAATTTGATACATTGACTCCCCAATGTAGGAATACAACAAAGGAAATGATGAATACCAACTTCTCCTTTGCTGTCATATTCTTTGCCATATTTATGTCATATTAATAATTGTTTGAGAATATGTGACCATAAGTGTAATCAGACATATCACAATCAATCTCTACATAATCGTTAGAGAGTGCATCTTCCCAAGTTTTTTCCCAATCAACTGCAACCCAAGGCGGTAAATCTCTTATGTAACCAAGTTCTTCACAAATATTCTCTGCGAAATTTGCACCTGTTTCATGTTGACCTTGATACATTTCTTCAAAATGTGGTATTGTATCAATATCAAAATAGTTTGCAAAATTATCTACTAATTCCATACCATAATCTTCAACAAGTCTGTGGTATGTTTCATAGTAGGTTAGAAACTCTGTCTCTCCATAACTTTCAATGAAGTCACACATATCGTTGTAAGACCAACTGTAGAGTTCATTATACTCATCAAGAAGTTGTTGTGTCTCTTCTTGCATTTGTCCTGTTGATAGTCTTGCCATAGTCTTTTGTGGTGTATGTACTAATTATAATACCCCCTACAAAAAAATGTAAGGGGTCTTGTGACACTAATTAAACTGTCTCTGGTTCTGGTATTTCTACGTTTCTGACGTTTACACTAACAATCTCTTCGTAGTTTTCATCCATCTTATGACTTATTGCATAACCTTCCCATCTGTCCTTGACAAATATGTAGGAATACTCTTGCCAACTATCTATTCTTGTGAACTCATCAAAGTTCTTACTTAATATTGGTGCTTCATCATCCCCACCATAGTATGTGGGTTTTGGGTCTGCGATTGGTGTAAATTCTCCTGTCTCTACATCAAACTTACTATCAGACCAACAGTTTGACATATTGCCACCATCTATAAGTTCGGCAACTTTCTCATAAGTATTGTAGTGTTCTTTAAGAGTAACACCTAATCCCTCTGGGTATCCATCAAAATGATGATATACTGATAAGATTGAATCGTCTGGTAGTAGAATACCGATTCTTGAACGTGTTGACATAAGGGTCTAATAATAAATGAAGTGCGAGAAACAAAAACGTGGACTTATAACAATAAGAGCGAATCATTGATGTACGCCAGTTTTGTTTCCCCACTATTAATATAACACATCTGCAAGAGGATTCAACTTCTCTTGTGACACTTCTATTACTGGCATATAAAGGGTTCCATATTTACCGAATATTCGTCTAAACTTACCAAGTCTAGTGCCAAGATAAACTATTGCTGATTGAAATGGAGCTGCACCTTTGCCATTTCCAAATTTTAATCTTTTATTAATTGCTAAAAATGGATAGGTTGATATTGACTTCCACCATCTTGTCGATACATCCATCTTAATCAGCAAGACTAACTCTTTTGCGTGTCCTAGTTCGTACTGTGATACTGCATAAGGTATCCACTCTTTACTATTACTATATGGATGATTCATAAACACACTCTCGGCAACCCAATTTTGTGTTAAACCATTTATTTTCTCATCGAAAAGTTTTTTAGCGGGTACGTTGGGATTCTCGATGTCATTACAACAGGGGTCTAAATCTAGTTTGTTATCAAAAAATTCTAGTACATCCCCTACAAACTCTGGTGGGGTGTTCCAACAATCAGTTCTAGTTCCTGTTGTTGCGGTTAAAGCTTTAAGTGCGGTTGATGTCATACAAATATTATATCACACTTTCGGTATAATGTCCACACTAAATACTAATAGTTCGGTTATCCGTATGAAATTAATAGACGGATGCCACTCTCTCAAACTAGAGTGTGCATTAAGAGAATTAGGTTTTGTTGACGTTGGTTGGAAATGTGTTGCCAATGCAGGTATATTTCTAGTTCTTCCATTTGGACTACCCGAAAATCCAGAGGGGGATTTGCTCGGATTTCAAGTTGTTAAATCTAGTCGGGTAATCAGGTTATCTGATAGTGCAAAAAAAGCACTTGATTTTGCAATTACGATGTCAGGTTAGTCGTCATAAACTAGACACTCTGGTTCGTCAGGGTGCAAGTCGCAAAATAATTCTAGAGCATTTGGGTCGTGATGGTCGCCAGCTTTTATCTCTTCTTTATGATGTCCAACATATTCCTGTAACTCTTGAAGTTCATCTTTGTAATGCCTTCTAGCTGCTGATGATACTGTTGGGTCATCAATTTTTTGTTTATCGAACTCGATATGTTCTTCTATTGTTTTCATAATGTGTTCCTCTTGTTACACTATTATTTATATTTTTAAGGTTAACTTAATGTTCTGTTTGCCCTACATACATACTATCTTCTAAATGCAATCCTGTCAAGTCATTTCCCCATATCTCGACCCTTGCATCTTTTGGAGCTTCAAATGCGATTATCTCAAAAGGTAATACTACTTTCTCTACAAAAAAACTTTTCTCTCCGACACATCTTACTATTAGCATCCTAGAGTGTTCATTTTTGTAAGAGAATTGCATCATTGCGGTAAATCGGTATTGAAGAAAGTTCCAAAGAAACCGCTATCTCCATCTTTCCGATTTTCTAATTTTTCTAACATATCACTTGCATCAATCACATTGTCTATCATCGCCAACATATCAGCAATGTGCTTACTTACAAATGGTTTTTCTGTTCTGGCTGCACACGCAAGAGCATTTCTTAAATCTTCCTGTGCATCCCTTAATGATGACTTGACAGTTTCAGATAATGCCATTATGCTTTAACCCATCCTGTATCGGTCAGTTGATAACCCTTTGCAACCAATTCATCTTCAGTAAACATACCTGTGTTTTCTGTATTAAGTTCTACATTTCCAGTTTGTACCTTACCGCTATCTGGTAGTTCTGTATAATCTATCCATTTTTTAGGGTCAGTAAGATAATCATCACTCAACGCACCCGCATTGATTTCAACTACATTATTGTTCTTATCAACACCATATAATAAATCCAAGACTTCCTTTGAGTGTCTTGCACATATACGATGGTATTGTGAATTTCTTTTCAATGTCAACATAATACAATCCAGTATATCCTGTGGGGATTCAACTGTAAGTGCATCTTCTATTGCATCTTTTAAATTATTAAGTGATGGACTACTGAATTCTTCTATCATTTGTTTTTATCCAAGTGAATTGCTTTCTCCATGATACCTTGAATTTCTTTGGATGTCAAGTTGTTCATCCAACTCCATTCGGGGTCTTGTTTATCCCATTCGACAGTAAAAGTTCCGTCTTTATTTTGATTGATTTTCAGAGATTGGTTGCTCATTGTTGGAAAGTTTCAAAGTTCTTTTAATTAATTTTGCATATTTAACTTCCGTTTCAGTATATAAATCTGGATTTGCCTTTGCTCTCTTAATCAACTTATTAGCTGCTTTCTTATCCTTCATCAATAGTTAAGTTATATTAAGAATTATTTAGTATATCAGGAATTAAAGATATTCTTTATGTCTCCTGATACAGATGTGCTATCCTTCTTAATCTTAACTTTTGTCTTAAATCTTTCTTCGTGTTCTGCTAATTTCATCTGAACTGTTATCATTTCATCCTGTAATCTTTCAATCCTTTCATTCTGAGATTGTATGTGTTCTTCGACCATAAAGTTCTCCCCACTCATAGGGTCTTTGACTCTAATTTCAAACTGTTCGTCAGGTGTCAATCTATTATGGTATGGATATAACCAATCTTCTATCTCAGATACAATGACCCAAGCAAACTCTCTAATTTTAAATAATACTTTCATAAATCTTTCCACTCTGTATAATCTTCTTTGATGTCAACCTGTAACATTGATAGTAGTGTATCGTATGGAATCCAAGCTGGGTTCTCATCTAAAAATTGTACTTGTACTTCCTTTATATTTTTCTGATAGAATCTATCATAGACAGTTCTTACATTCTTAACATAAGACAATGGATTAATCATAGTAAATGGTTTCTCCAATTATAAACCCCCTGACTTAAAAAGTCAAGGGGTTGTTTTTTATTCTATTTTAATTAAGGTGGATGATAGAATTGATACATTTGCTAACTCGGTAAACTACAATTAACGAATTAAAACCTCCTTACATATTCTTTTACATTCTGATTGTCTGTCGTCACATTCGACTAGGCACTCGTAATATTCTGTGATTAAATCGTTATCATCATTATAACCGTTGAGTTGATTTAGTGGAATTAAGTTGTGCATTTTATCGAATATAATAGTACTAATATGTCATAATGTAGGAGTTTTAGTGCATCTTGTTTCTCCTAATTCTGAAAATATTTAGACCAAATCTGTCTGTAAATCCTGATACAAATTAACAAAAATTTATGCCTACGCACATATACCTAGTCACGTTGTCGCCAATCATCTGAACGGTCTTGCTTAAACCAATCAGCAATGTCATCTGCACCATTAAATCCTCTTTTAGGTTTTCTGTCTGGATTGCCTATGTCCAAATATTTAAGGCACGAACCATCATCATCTGTTGCTAATCTTCTTGCTTGACTTAACATTCCTCTAGCACTTGTATTCGCCTTTCCTAATTTGTTTGCCCATATCATATCCTCTAATGAAACTTCAGTTCCAGCTGCGATGTCTTTGCAAATCGCTTGTAATCTTAAACGGTATTGGGTAGATAACATAAGGTAAATTAATAGTTCACATTATTTATTTTAATATTTTTACCCTAATATTAATGTATTGTTATGAACACATTACCGCCATTTTGATAATGGTTTTGTTTGAATTAACTTGGCGGTTTCAAGTTCATCACTCTCATCTGGGTTAGTATGATATGTAACTTCTTTTAATGTTTTTAGGTATTCTAAAACGTGTTCTCTTATTTCCATCAAGTCTTCATAACATCCCTGATTGTATGCACAACCACGCAAATCGTGGTCAGGTTTTAATACTGACTCGGTAAACAAATCTAATGCTCGTTGATATTTTTGAGCAGATGTTTCCTCTGTATCAATTGAGTTTTGGTCGTGCATTTTTCTTCTCCTTTTGAATACCTTTTTTTATGTATATCATAGCACACTCAAAGTTCTTTGAGAAGTGTTCTACGATACCATTATGAACTATGGCAAATTTTCTACCATTAGACGGAACTGCAGCCCACATACCATCTTTAGATACCCAACCATTTGGTTGTCCTACCTTTGCATCAAGCAAAGTCAGATTCTTAGTTGGATAAAAAGATTGGTAGTTGTCTCCTCTTGCCATTAAAATACAGCAGTAACGCTAATTACTCTTGCATTTGGATTTCTTGCAAGTGCGACTTGTTTTGCTTCCTCATAGTCAACTGCTCTAACTTCTTCGTTGAACACTTGACCTGCAACATAAAGTTGTACTCTACAACGCATTAGAAAAACCTCCCTTTGCTTGCAAATTTTACGATTGCAAATGATGAACCAATACAAAATGTCATCAATGCAAATGTGAGAACGAATCCTTCAATCATAGTATCTCCTTTTGTTTACTCTTCTATTATATAATATCCAAGATGTTTATGCAAGGCTCTTGTGCCACTTTATTAACTGGTTGATAATCTTGTATTCTTTTCTGAATTAAGTTACCATATCCTTCATTGAGTTCACACCCAATATAATGACGATTTAGTGACTTTGCTACTGCCGCTGTAGTACCTGCACCCATGAATGGGTCAAGTATTATATCCCCTTCTTCACTCCCTGCCTTGATGCAAGGTTCGATTAAATCAGGTGGATAAGTTGCAAAATGTGCTTCTTTATAAGGTTTAACTGTTACTGACCAGACAGATCGTTTATTCTTTGTTGGATATGATTTTGTAAGTCCCGAATGTGGTTGTAGTCCTGTTCCTTGTTGTGGTATTTTCCGTTTGTTCTATCTCGTGTTCCCCAATCTTTTGCGGGTTCTTTAATTGCTTCATTATCGTAGTGGTATTTTCTATTTTTACTAAACAAAAATATATATTCGTGCGACTTCGTGCATCTATCTCGCACACTCTCTGGCATTGGATTAGGTTTATGCCAAATGATATCTTGTCTAAGATACCATCCATCTGCTCTCATTGCGAAGGCAAAGAGCCAGGGGATTCCAATAAGGTCTTTTTCTTTGAGTCCTGAGATTCTATTTCCTCTACGAGGACACACATCTGGTAAGTCTTGTTTAGTACTTGAGACACTTTGTTTTGGAAGTCCTTGTCCTTTTCCTGGTCTGTAGTTATAGTAACTATCGCCAAGATTAACCCAACAAGTTCCATCATCTGTGAGCACATTTCGCACCTCCTTGAATACGTTTACTAATTGATCAATATATTCTTCTGGAGTCTCTTCCAATCCGATTTGATCATCTTGTCTTATTGCACCACATTTAGGGCAAACAGTTTTGTATATTGCATCTCCTACCCCTGCCATCTTATCATGATTTTTATGACCAGTAATACAATTACTAGGATTAACTTTTGAGTCTCTCATATGATTGCAATTTGGATCTCCTCCTATCCAAGTAGCAGTTCCATAATCACGTAAACCAAAGTAAGGTGGGGATGTTACACACATCCTCGCAGGTTCATCAAATTGTTTGAGTGTCTCTCGACAATCTCCAAATAAAATTGTGTCTCTCATCACGTTAACCCCATAGCAATTTTCATAAATTGGAACTGAGGATCAAACCCCATAATAATTTTACTAATTCCTATTGATAATAAGAATGAAAAACAAATTACTACATCCCACATTTTATTTTTTACATAAAATGGTAATGCAAGTAATTCAAAGATTACATTAAGCATAGCACCAAAAAGAGTGCTTATATGTAATGTAACAAAGTATCCTAGTATTATACCATATGTGCCTATCATTCGGGCAACAACGATTAATCTATCTGTTTTCATGATCTGATAACTGAGGTAGCTGCTTGTCCTTTGTTGAATACAGTATCTACAACTGCTTCGACCTTTCTTGCAGTTGAAATACCAACCTTAGAGTAAACTGGAACACATACAAGTCCATAAACTTTGTCCTCTGCACCCTTACGGATTACTCTACCAATAGTCTGACTAATACCAATGTAATCCATAGATCTCATAAACAATACTGCCTCAAGACCTTTTACATTGATACCCTCTGAGAGGATGCTGTGATGGAGTACAACAAACTTTGTACCATCTACACCCCACTCGTTAAGTGTATTGAAGAACTCTTCTCTACTAACCTTCTTACCATTAACAAAAGCACCTGTCTTAGAAGTAATAAACATCCAGTTGTATCCACGTACTTGTAGATCTACAACAAAAGGAGTTTGAGATATCAAGTTAGTAATCTGCTTTGTAGACTTTGCACATATCAATACTTTGTCCTTCTGAATGTTATCAAGAGCATTGATCATTTGATCGCAATCAGCATCTACAACCAACTCGTCCTTCTCTAGTATTCTTGTCTTGTATACTGCAACCTTTGGTGGTAAGATATGTCCTTCCTCCACTAACTTGGGTGCAGGTACTTGACAAATAACATTACCAAAGATAGCAGGATTGTTCATACCTACCTTAAGAGGTGTAAGAGAATGCTTTGGTGTAGCAGTAAAGAAGTATGCTCTTGCTGAATGTGTTGAGAAGTGCTCAACTGCTTCAACAAAGTTCTTCTGAACTCCATTATGTGCTTCATCAAAGTAGATTGTATCTACATTAATACCACTCTCTACAATCTTATGTAATGAATGATATGTAGTAAACATAAGAGTATTCTTTCCCTTATTTGCATAGTGAAATAATTTAACATCGTTTACTTGAGTACTGCAGAAATATAAACTCTTACCAGTTAGATCGCCACTGTGAACATGCATTACATTATCAGGATGAATGTCCATCATTTCACGGAACTCTGAGCATAACTGCTTTGCAAGTAATATACGAGGTGCAACTACTACAATAGTCTTAGGAGCACTCTTGAACTGATATATCGTATCTTCTATCATACACATAGTCTTACCACCACCAGTAGGAACAATAACTTGTCCTTTGGTATTGTTAGACATGGCGTTTACAGCGTCAAGTTGATGTGGTCTTAGTTGCATAGTATTTTAGTTGATATATTCATTATAATAGTTTTGATAGGTTTGTCTGCATATCATGTGACAGATTTCTATGTGGTACATATAGTGTTCCATACTTACCAAATACATCATTGAATCTATCTAAGTCTTCGCCAAGATATACAACTGCTGATTGAAATGGTGCAGCACCTCTACCATCGCCAAACTTAAGTCTCTTATTAACGGCAAGCCAAGGATATTGTGAAACTGACTTCCACCATCTTGTTGAGACATCTAACTTAATCAACAATATCAACTCTTTGGCATATCCTAATTCATATTGTGATACAGCATAAGGCACCCATGTCTTACTATCACTATATGGGTGGTTCATAAAAACTCTATCAGCAATCCATTTATGTGCTAGTCCATTTGTCTCCTCTGTATATACCTTTGTAGCAGGCACATTAGGGTTGTTCTCATCATTAGAACAAGGGTCGAGGTCAATCGTACCAAAGAATTTAATTACATCGCCTACAAAATCTGGCGGTGTGTTCCAACAATCAGTTTTGTTTCCAGTTGTTGCTGTGAGTGCTGCGAGTGCTGATGAAATCATTTGTACTGTCCTCTAAAAGTTTCTTCTGTTATGATAGTAACGTCAGGCGAGTCACTATGTTTAAAATTATCACTAAGAAAATATTCTTTCAATGTCCAACCACCATGTCCACATAATACTATGATACCACACTCATAACCATACTTGTCAATAGCGTCTTGTAACTTATTACATTCAAAGTCAATTTTCTCTTCCGCTGTTCCACCAACGCCTTGTCTCTTAAGACTTACGAGTTTGCCACCTTTGTGTTTTGATGTCCACCTTTTTGCTTTCTTTGTTTTCTTGTAAGCGTCGCCACCAATTAAGATGTCAACGATATGGTCTTTGTTAGTCGTAAATTGTTTTCCAACAACTGCTTGTGGATAAACATTACCACTATAATTTTCACTTAGGAAAACTTCAAGTTCAAGTTCTTTTTTGTTTCCAGTAGTGGTATCTCTGGAAGCATGAGTTGCCATGATAAAAAATGTTGTTACCTCTATTATACAAAAAAAGAGGCTGCATAGCAACCTCCTTGTGACACTTTTTCAACTGTTTATATATTCTTTGTATAAAGTTTCCTCTGCCTCTCTGGCAGCAATCTCATGTGGTTGGTCATCATAACTGTAGTTCTCTACTGGTTCATTCTTGTAATACATTTTTGACCATTTTGTCTTGAGAGTTCCATCAATGAATTGTTTCATGTGAAACATCTCGTGAAGCAATGTTTTTGTATAGGTTTCTTTATCAAGGTGTGTGTCGATTTCAATCTCGAAGTTACGGGGGCGAAACCACCCACCCGTTGTGTCACAATAACCAACACAACCCTCTCTCTTCATTCCACGATGAATGATATCAAGATTGATTTTATGTCTGGGAAAATACTTCTCTATAAACCAAGAGGCAACACTCTTGCATAACCTCGTAGAATAACCGTATCCAGAATGGTAGATGTAAGACATACGCCCCAGTGTAGAAACCAAACAAAAGAACTTACAAATAAAAGTTTTTCTTTGGGATTCATAAAAAAACGAAACTAAGTCTATTATAGACTTAATTTCGTATGTGGTCAAGTTCGGTTGGTCAGTTTATAAACTGTCTAGTCGGCGGCTTCTGCTGTATTTCCCTCAGCCACCCAAGCGAGGTACTCTTGGTAATCGGTATTGTCATTATCGAATGGGATACAAAAAATTGATCCAGAAGAATCAATTTTTTTAATACATTTACGAACACCTAATTCTGAATGATCTGCATAAAGTTGATATCTGTTAGACATAGTTAAAGCTCCGCTGAAAAACTTATGGTTGATGAGTTTTCTCTAAATCGTATTCCTCCTGACTGCCCACCAGTCA